GCTCAATCGTAGCCAGTGTGCGATACACCACCATCATTATCGCTGACGCATCAGTTGGCACTATCGCGTTAAGCGGGTCGGCCTTGATAGAGTCAGTTGTTGGTAGTTGGTCAGCTAACTGAACGTAAGTGGCTAGGTTCAGTGTGGCTTCAAGGCCAATCGTCCCCTCTAATGCGGCGGTCAGTGCTAGGCCAGACATGTCAGCACGTCTGTCTATGATACGGCTTGCCTTGTCGAGTGAACGTAGAGTTACCTTCGCTTCGTCACGTGATGCTGCGTTGGGGTGAGGTATTAGCGGGTTCTCCTCTGGGTCTTCATACATTTCAGCACTGTGAAATGCTTGCGGCGTTTCTTTGCACCACTGCAATACTAGTGAGTTGATAGGTGGGTTGGCGATGTGATATCCGTACTCGATGTACTCTAAGTTGTCAGCACCGCGCATCTCTACTACGGTCATTCTGTTTCTCAAGTGCGGAGGGATGTTGTCCCCAAGTCCTTCCGAGGTAAGGTTAGTTGTGCAGAATATCACTGTCTCTTCGTGAGCCTTGAACCCACCACCAATACGCTCACTTACTAGCCTAGCTAATGATAGCTTCACAGAGTTAGGTGCTTTGCCTAGCTCGTCTATCATTATGATGCAGGGTACGTTGAGGTGCATCCCTAGCTCTGCGTGCGGTATGGTCACGAAGGTCTTGCCATCATCTGAATACTTAATCATAAACAGATCGCCGCTGTCGGCCTTGGTGTTGCAGTCTATGTATATCAGTCTGTGGTTCTTATACTTCGGGCGCTTGCCTAGTATCCCAAGCAGGGCTGACTTGCCTATGCCCATCTGTCCTTGAACAAGCACACAGATTGCCGTCCCCATCACTTCAATAAGGTTAGCCATCTCAAGCATACCTAATGCGCGTGAACCTGCCTTTACGTTTGTTGCTTGTACTGGATTTGCTATTGATATACTCATGTCGTTCTCCAATTGTGGTGTTGCGTTTACTTAGGTTAAGTTTAGTTTGTTTCAGTTAAGTTGTCTAGTTCTTAGACCATGCGTTACCAACCTAGGCTAGTAGCTCCTGTGGTTGTGACTTCCGGCAGCCCCCCGGTGGGTTGAGTTTGTGATGTGTCCTGAGTTGTTGGTGTATCTTGTGGCCCAATGCCCTTGATGATCTCGTCCACCTTGCCCTTCACCTTGTCGCGCATGGTGTCGGATGCTTTCAGCCCATCGTAGGTCACGCCAGTCAGTGCGTCTTTGAGGTCACGCTGTACTTGCGTCATCTTCGGGTCGTTGGCTATGTTGAACATTTTCATCAGGTCAACTATCTGGGTCACGTTGTCCACTAGTGTGCCCTTGAAGTGTCCGTTGCGCGGCTTACCTGTCGCATCGTCGTAGTCCAGTTTCTCGGACATGTTCTTCAGAGGTGCAAGAAGACGTTTCCATAGATCGTCCATCAAATCTTTCATGCGAGCCTCGTTAGTTGCGGTCACCGTGTCCACTATCTCTTGGTGTCCCTGAGCCTCTAAGTTGGTGATGAAAGTCCAAGCGTATCTTGAATTTACCCATCAACGTCTCTACGTCATCATAGTCTGCGGCGTTGAACATCTTACCCAGTCCCACGTAGTGCTGCTTGGCACGCTCCACCTCTTGTGGGTAGCTCAATCGAAACTGTTCTTTGAGTACATCAAACTGTTTGAAGTAAGATTTCATGGTGTTCTTATAGTCAATCAGCAGAGGATTAGGCAGGAGTTTCTCTCCCAGTTCACCCCACGGCGATGTCTTTTCTTTGTGGTACTCGCGTATCTCACCTTCCAAGGATTTGATCGTGGTGTGTATCGCAGAAGACAGTAGCTTCTTTGTGTACGTGCCTGAGTCCTTCGCGGCCTCGTTGTCTTGCTGTACCGCAAGGGTTGCGGCCTTGTCCTTCTTGCGTAATGTCGGCACGCTGATTGATAGGGATACCTTCATACTAGAAGACGCTAGTGTAGGTGCGTGATGAATCGGCTCAAGGTTGTTGCTTGTTGCTTGGTTTGTCATGTCGTTCTCCTGCGGCTGTGCCGCTGTTGATTTGTCAATCCAGTCTATTGTTGTGCTGTCTTCTTTATCCTTCATTGTCTTGCTCTTCATCGAAGTTGAAGTCTGCGAGTAGATCATCCAAGGTGGTAGGTGCAAGGGATGCTACTAACTCCCTCGTTTTTTGAATTAAAGTTTCTTGTGCAGCTAACCGCTGCGTTGTGTTGTTTACGTTCCAATGCTTGCGCGCTCTGGCGTGCTTCACTTCATGCTTGGCTATACGTTTAACCGTATCAGTGGGTGAGTGCTGTAGTACGCGCCCCCCATCAAACCCCGCTTCGTATGCTACGGTTAGTGCCGCTTTGAATTGCTGTTTAGTAATCTTCATGTCGTTCTCCTTTTGCGATGGCTCTTAGGTAGCGGATGCAAAACGCAGACTCTCCTCGAGTTGCTCCACGTAGTTTGCGTATAGCTAAAGCGTGTCTTGCAATCTCTACGCTCTTAATTGCGATGACCTCGTTGTTGAGGGTTAATTGCTTAGTCATACCGTTCTCCTGTTGCTGTTGATGGTGGCGAACCCGTTAGCATGGCGAACCTGCCATGCTTTTTGGTTAGGCCATATGGCCTTTGCCGTTGTGTTGCCGTTTGCTATTTAATCTCCAACTGAACAGCTATTATCTCATATTTGACGGGTTGTGTCAAAGATACCACCACGTGTTTGTGTAGCTTTTAGGTGTTTCTTATGTCGATTTTATGGGGTTGTTGGCTCTTCAGGTCGGTATACAGCTATCACTATGTACTTAGTTTGATGCTCTGAGTCTGGATGGTTTGCTGTTGGCTCTGAGTCTATGCAAGTGGTGTATCCACCTAGTCCCCATACCCTGCTGATTCGGTTCAGTGCTTGGCGTACATCCGCAAGGGATAGTGGTTCACCGTATCGGTTTTGTATTAATGGTAGGCGGGATGGCTCGTCAAAGGTTAAGCCGTTAAGGTGTTTGGCTAGCTTCCAACAAGTGGAGTTTCGCCTGAACTTTACTTGCAGTTGAGCGGTGTTGTTGGTGGGGTCAAAGAAGCCTAACTCTGTGGCGATATTCATATGGTTCTGTCCTCGTTTGTGGTGCTAGTGAAATACACAGCATACACAGTGTGCAGTGCGTTTTCCAGCGTGCAGTGCAGTTTTCGGACGTGATGTCGTTTTTTGGAAAAAGTTGAGTGCCACGTGAGGTTTGGTGTGTGGGGATGTTGTGCAGCTAGTGCAGTTTGTGAAGCACGAAAAACTACTATGCCAGCTTCGACTAGTCCGCAAGGCGTACAGTGACATACACTGGAGTTCTCAGCGTTATATAATAACTCCACAGGAAAGACCCACAAAGTTTCTTCACAAACTGCACAACTTCTCAAACTCAATAACAACAATAACTAATAAAAACATAAAACAAAATATATATAATAAATACAATACCTTACCTTACCTAGTACCCAATCATACCTATACCAAAACCACGAAATCTGTGAGTGACCTCTGGGTTTATTTACTGCACAGCACGCAAAGTAGTTTCTCTCAAAGGGTAGTTCCTTGAAGCACTTACGCAAACGTACTAGGCTAAGATGACAAAGTACAATCGATGGCAAACCCGATAGCATGGCAAACCCGCCATGCTTTTTGGTTAGCGTTGTTATGAAGTGAGATCGCAGACAGCGTGTATACTGTCTGGTATCGACCTGATCTCATGGCGAACCCGCCATGCTTTTTGGTCGGCCATGGTTAGCTGTGATGACGAGCTAAGCGTAATGACGAATTGGCCGTGGTGCCTAGCTGCCGCAGAAAGCGTGAATACTACTGGTATCGGCTTGCACAAATTGCAGGCAAAAAAATGCCCCATCTGAATTAACAGACGGGGCAAGATTAAGCTACAAAGAAACTCCAAAGTACAAACAACAATAGCGCAGCTACAACCGCAGCCGATGCTACCTCGCTAAGGAAGTTTCTCATTTCTTAATCCATTCTACTTTATAAGTATCGTGGATTTTACGTTTTAGCATTTTGACAACTGTCTCATTGCAGTTACCCGCTTCGAGGTCAATCATACAATGCGTGCCTACCATATTTTTGTACGCTCGGCGACGGTGCCACCTAAGTGATTTTTGATTCTTAGTCATACTATCTACTCCAAGTTATTAAGGTTAAAAGATGGGGCCTTCCATGGCCCCTAGTGAACTACTTGGCTTTGATAAACCGTATCGAGGCTTCTGTTTTGCTGCGTTTAAACTTCGCAACTTCTTTGCTTTCTGCTGTCACCTCATCTATCAGTTGCTGTGCGCGTATTGCCCAGTCTACCTGCTTCTCAGTAGGCTTCTCTAAGCCCCCCAATTCCTCATGAGCGATAACAAAAGCAGCGAATGCTTTCTGTGTAGCGGTATAAACTACCTTATCGCCTTTCAGCTTAGCGCCTTTCTTATCGCCCTCGCCTGCTGGTGCCGCCGGATTATCCAGCGCCGACTTGAGAGCGGTATAAGCTACCCTGATAACTCGTTTCACTAAATATGCAGCCCCCTGCTCTGCATTCCATTTGGTTTCGAAGGCGACCTTCGCCTTTTTAAGTTTCTCGCCGGTTAACTCAGTGCCCCTAAAATGGGCCTTCTTAGCGTCCCCCATACGAATGGAATTGCCTACCAGCTTCTGATGTGCTGTCGACATACCTGCGATGATCAAAGCGGCTACGGCATTAACTGCTGCATCGCCTGCATTCCAAGCTGGAAGGGTTGGGCACTTAGCGTTATTCAGCGCTATTACTAGCGCTGCCCTAGTCGCATCTTGCGCATCACTCGCCTTCGCTAGCTTACTAGTCGATGCACCATACTCAGCGAACTCTACGCGTGCTGTGGTAAGTGCTACGTTGACAGCCTTATTGGCTGCTGCTGCGGTTACAATATTAGATATTGTCATACTGTTACTCCATTGAATCAAAACTGTATGCGCCGTTGACGCTGCTTCGCTCTGATGGTTCCCATATTAGGGAATTGACGGGAATATTGCCAGTGTTTGAAAACCGATAACCAAAAAACATGGCAAACCCGCCATCCTTTTTGGTTTGCCATGGGATTAACCCACCCCCTACCCTACGGCCCAAATTTCCGAAGGCTCGCCAGCGCGTGTATACATACTAATCCAGACGAATCTTTTGCATTTCCCCACGTTTTTCATAGTAAAATTCGAAACCCGCCTCTAAAAAATTTTTTGCAAAAAAATAACAAACTCGGCATACTTCGCCTATCCCAGTATCACTGGCGCGAAGGCACTATGGCTTTACAGCTAACCCCGGAACTCGGCATCGAGATTCCTAAAAACGTAAACTACATGGACTTAGCTGTTCGTGCTGCAGCCGCGTGTAAAACGATTGCTGAGCTTGAAGAACACGGTGTATCTGCCGGTGAACCTAGCGAGATTGATAACGATATTGCCGCTACGCTGGCTATGGCTTACGCAAAAGACATGGAGCGTACTTCTAAAGAGGTAACTGATTCCCGCCTCGCCACACTAACAAGCGCCTCTCTTATCCAAACCCACCACATACTCGAAGAATTCGGCGCTCTAGTTGCGAATAATGCCGCAGAGGTGCGCAACACCGTGGTCAACAAGCTAGTACTAGAGACTGAAAACCCTGATGGGCGCATCCGTATCCGCGCACTGGAGCTACTAGGCAAAATGGGCCACGTAGGTTTATTTGTTGAGAAGAAGGAAGTGGTGGTTACACACCGCTCTAGCAAAGAGCTTAGAGATAAGTTGCAGGAAAAGCTGCTGACCTTAAAGAAATCTATCAGCCCTGAAGGCGAAGTCATCTTTGCAGATGAGCAAGAAGAAGAGCATGAAAGCCCAAGCTGACGTAACGCCAGAAAATATCCTACCCAAACCAAAACCCGCTGACCTAGCGGGCGATGCCCTGTCCCCCGAAGAAATCGACCTCCTACTTAAAAACATCGACAGCTACTCTAAAGCGGAAGCTACAGAGATACTGGAGAACTTAGAGGCTCTGGAGGAGCGGAACACGATAGACGGGGCGTACAATGACTTGATTGCTTTCTGCTGCTACATGCAAGAGGACTACATTGTTGGGAAACACCACAGGATACTAGCCGATCTTTTTATGGAGTTGGAAGGTGGCCTAACTGAACACGAAGATGGCACGACAACGGGCAAGGATAGAGCGGCGGTGAACATGCCACCTCGTCATGGCAAGAGTATTCTAACGTCTTTGTACTACCCAGCGTGGTATTTAGGACGTAACCCCACTAAAAAAGTAATGATGGTGTCGCACACTACGGACTTGGCAGTAGATTTTGGTCGTAAAGTGCGTAACCTCATCTCCTCCCCGAAATTCCAGAAGATATTCCCTAACGTAGGGCTGTCTAGTGACAGTAAGTCGGCAGGCCGGTGGAACACAAGCGCGGGCGGCGAGTACTACGCCTGTGGTATAGGCTCCTCGATTGCGGGCCGTGGTGCGGATTTGCTCATTATTGACGATCCTCACTCGGAGCAAGACGTAATTAACGGTAATTTCGGAGTATTTGAGAAAGCCTACGAGTGGTTTACCTACGGAGCGCGTACTCGACTCATGCCGAAGGGAAGGGTAGCGGTAGTCCAGACAAGATGGCATATGGATGACTTGACGGGGCGGCTAGTCCGAGACATGGCGACTAACGACGAGGCTGATACATACCACGTTGTTGAATTTCCTGCTGTGTTTGAAATACCAGAAGACTATTACGTAACTGTAGAAGAGCAGGCTGATGAGGATGGGTTCATGCAGCCTGTCGAGATTGAAGTATCCTCAGATAGCCCGATACCTATAAGTGCGCTGAAGAAATCGAGGATAAAGGAGAAACCGCTCTGGCCTGAGTTCTTTACCTTAGCCGCACTCCACCGAACCAAAGCTTCAATGCCCCTGTTCCAGTGGAATTCCCAGTACCAGCAGCACCCCACCGCAGAAGAAGCCGCTATTATTAAGCGGGAGTACTGGCGGGAATGGCAGGAAGAGGAACCCCCTACGTGTGAGTACGTTATTGTTACTTTAGATGCTGCAGCGGAGAAAAATAACCGCGCTGACTATACGGGCATCACACGCTGGGGGGTGTTTATGAACGAGGAAGAGGAGGCGTATAACATCATCTTATTAGATGTTATACAGGAGCGTTTAGAATTCCCTGAGCTTAAAAAGCGGGCGAAAGAGATTTATGCTGACGAGCAGCCGGATGCGTTTATCGTAGAGAAAAAAAGTAATGGTACACCCCTATACCAAGAAATGCGTAGAATGGGAATTCCGGTTACTGACTACACTCCCCACAGAGGCTCAGGGGACAAAATAGCAAGATTGAACTCTGTAGCAGATATAGTATTATCCGGTATTTGCTGGGTTCCTCGCACGCGGTGGGCTGAGGTGCTAGTGGATGAAGTGGCTGCGTTTCCGTTCGGGAGCAACGATGACCTTGTTGACTGCACTATCATGGCCCTTATGCGGTTTAGGCAGGGAGGCTTTATTCGCTTACCTTCGGACGAAGCAGAAGAGCAACAATACTTTAAGCGTAGAACTGGCGGCTACTATTAATGGATATAAAGCTTAGTGAACGGCAGGCAGCGGTCGCAAAGCGTCAAAGTATATGTGCGGAGTGCCCTGAACTAATAAAGAAAATACAAATATGCAAACAATGCGGTTGCTTTATGCCTGCTAAAGTCTGGCTAATAGATGCGTGGTGCCCACTACAAAAATGGGGCAAAGAGGAATTATAGATGGCTATTGAAAAGGGTTTATACGACTTGCCAGAAGGCATCGAGGACATGGAAGAAGGCGAAGCCATGATAGCTATAGATGTCATGTCTGACGAAGGCGTTGAAGTAGTGCTGGAAGACGGCAGTGTTGAGATTACTTTCGGGGAAGAATCGGGAGACTTAGACGACGCACCGTTCGATGCCAACCTTGCTGAGTACCTCGATGACCAAGCACTTACTAAGTTGGCTAACGATCTGGTTGGTTCAGTTGACTCCGATGTTAATTCACGCAAAGAGTGGGCAGATACTTTTGTTAAAGGGCTAGAAACCATTGGCATGAAAATGGAGCAACGCTCTAGTCCGTGGGAAGACGCGTGTGGCGTTTACAGTACAGTTTTGGCCGAAGCGGCTATTCGCTTCCAAGCTGAAGCCATGAGCGAGACGTTTCCTGCGGCAGGCCCAGTACAAACTAAGATTCTGGGTGAGATCACCCGCGAGAAGGAAGATGCAGCCCTTCGTGTCAAGACTGACATGAACTACGAGCTGACTGAGGTAATGACGGAGTACCGCCCCGAGCATGAAAGGATGCTATATAGCCTAGGTTTAGCCGGTTCAGCCTTCAAAAAGGTGTATTACGACCCTAATCTAGGCCGTCAAGTGGCTATATACATACCTGCTGAGGACGTAATTGTCCCTTATGGCGCGTCTAACATAGAGCAAGCCGAGCGGGTTACGCACGTTATGCGTAAAACTAAGAACGAATTGGTCAAATTACAGGCGGTTGGGTTTTATCTGGACACTGATCTGGGCGATCCCGAGCCATATCACAGCGACATTGAGGAGAAAAAAGCCGAAGAAGGCGGGTTTTCTCTTAGCGATGATGAGCGCTACTGCTTGTACGAGATACATGCTGACCTAATTATCGATGGATTGGGCGAAGAAGCCGAAGAGGGGCTAGAAATAGCGCTACCTTACGTCGTTACGGTAGAGCGCGGCACTAATACAGTGTTAAGTATCCGCCGTAACTGGAATCCTGACGATGGATTGACGCTTAAACGTCAACATTTCGTGCATTACGTGTACGTACCGGGGTTTGGCTTCTATGGTCTTGGTTTAATTCACATTATTGGAGGCTACGCTAAGGCGGGAACGTCTCTAATTCGCCAATTAGTTGACGCAGGTACGCTTTCTAACCTACCGGGAGGCTTAAAGTCTCGTGGATTGCGGGTTAAGGGTGACGATACACCCATCGGACCGGGCGAGTTCCGTGACGTGGACGTACCTAGTGGGTCAATACGGGACAATATCCTTCCGTTACCCTATAAAGAGCCTAGCCAGACGCTATTGGCACTATTAAACAAGATTACTGAGGAAGGTCGCCGTTTAGGGGCTATATCGGACATGAACATCTCTGACATGAGCGCAAATGCGCCTGTTGGAACCACTCTTGCGCTATTAGAGCGTACTCTCAAGCCAATGGCTGCGGTCCAATCCCGTGTCCATTACGCAATGAAACAGGAATTTAAACTCCTGCGTAAGATCATTGCCGAGTATGCACCGATAGACTATATGTATGTGCCTGACCGTGGCGAACCTAGGGCTAGACAAGCCGACTATGCCACGGTGGAAGTGATTCCCGTCAGTGATCCTAATAGCAGTACGATGGCACAACGCGTTGTGCAGTATCAGACTGTTATGCAGATGGCGCAGGCCGCCCCCCAAATCTACGACTTACCCCAGCTTCATCGCCAGATGATTGAGGTTTTAGGAGTTAAGAATGCGGATAAGCTAGTACCAACTGATGACGATATGCACCCAGTTGATCCGGTTAGCGAAAACATGGATGCCCTAGTAGGCAATCCTATTAAAGCGTTTATGTACCAAGACCATCAAGCGCATATCGCTACGCACCAAGCGTTTATGCAAGACCCAATGATCGCTCAGACTATTGGGCAGAATCCTTTAGCAAATCAAATTATGGGGGAACTGCAATCACATATAGCTGAACATACCGCGTTTATGTACCGCCGTCAGATTGAAGAAACCATAGGCGCACCACTACCTGTCCCGAACGAAGAGATGCCGCAAGAACTTGAAATACAAATTGCTCAGCTTCAGGCGAAAGCAGCTATTCAACTTACGCAGCAGCACCAACAACAACAGGCGCAGCAAGAAGCACAACAACAGGCGCAAGACCCTATTGTTCAAATGCAACAAGCCGAGCTACAGCTTAAGCAGGGCGAACTACAACGGAAGGCTGCTAAAGATCAAGCGGATACACAACTCGATGCGGCTCGCCTAGAGCTAGATACACAGAAAGCTACAACTACCGCGTCCCTTGAAGCAAACCGCATAGCCTCGCAGAACGATCAAGCGCAGGCGAAGAATGACTTAGGTGAAGCCAAGGCAATGATGGACGCTGCAAAAATACGGATAGAGAACGACCGCACTGAAGCCGAAGCACAACGGGACAGAGCTGAAGCTGCCCGCGATAACCGAGAGGATAGATAACATTAACCTTAAAACCACAGGAGTTAGAACCCTATGAAGAAGAAAATAGAAGAAGCAGTAGAAAAACTTGTATCAACAGCGGAAAGAGCCACTAATCCAGACGAAGCAATGAAATACGCTCAGTCAGTGTTGAATCTTGTAAACGCACTCGCTGTCCTAGACCGTATAGAGAGGGATAGATAACATGAAAGGTGTTAAGCATTACAAAAGAGACGGAACTGAATTTAAAGGTAATTCACACAAGATGGCTGATGGCACTTTGCACAGTGGGAAAAGTCATACTAAAGGTAGTGTGAAGTTATTTCACCTAAAAGACTTGTCGGCTACGGCACAGAAGAAAGCTAAGTAAGAGGTAGTAAGTAATGGCTACAACCGTCTTTGACGTGCTGAATTTAAAACTTACAGAGCTTAAAGGCTCTAGCGAAGAATTCTTAACCTCGGGTGGTCCTAAAGACTTTGCCGAGTATAAGGAGGTGTGCGGTGTGATTCGAGGTCTAAACGCTGCATTAAGAGAAGTAGGCGACCTTTCGCGTAACTACATGGAAGATGACGATGAATGAAGTTATAACGGTTAATGGGGTAGGTGCAACCGCTGAAACAGCTATGACCGCTTTAGAGATAAAGCGCCAAAGTAATATAGAAGCAGAAGAAGCGTCTGCGGAAGAGCTAGAGGCACAGATTCCGAGGCCCGTGGGCTATCGGGTGTTAATTGCACTCCCTAATGTAGATGAGACTTACGGGGCTAGCGGGCTTCTTAAGGCAGACTCTACGCGGCGGGAGGAGTATATCCTATCTACTGTGGGTGCAGTTATTGAGTTAGGGGAGCAAGCGTATTCCGACAAAGAGCGTTTTCCTAATGGCCCGTGGTGTGAAGTGGGTGACTACGTGATGTTCCGAGCTAACACTGGTACGCGTTTTAAGGTGGGAAGCCAAGAATATCGTTTAATGAACGACGACTCTATTGAAGCAGTCGTTGCTGATCCGCGTGTTGTCACGCGTGCTTAAGGAGTAAGGTATGGCTATGCAACAAGTAGAGTATGAGTTCCCTGACTCAGATTCAAAGTCTACTGCGATAACGGTAGACTTAGAAGAAAAAGAGGATAATGGCCTTGAAGTAGAAGGTGCTGTAGGCCGAGAAGATATGAAGGTTCCAGATAAGGAACCCAAGTCGGAAGAGCTAGAGATAGAGATAGAAGATGATACGCCTGTAGCAGATCGAGGACGCAAGCCTTCTAAGCCTCCAGAAGAAGTGACCGATGAAGAGTTAGAAAACTACTCTGATAAAGTTAAAGGGCGTATTAAGCACCTTAGTAAAGGCTATCACGACGAGCGTAGGGTAAAAGAAGCTGCGCTAAGAGAACGTAACGAACTGGAAAACTATGCTAAACAGTTGGTTGCAGAGAATAACAAGCTTAAAGGTACTGTTGATAAGAATCAGGAGACTTTGCTTAATCAAGCTAAGCACACCGTAGCTGCGGAAATGGTGAACGCTAAGCGCCAGTATAAAGAAGCGTATGAGGAAGGCGACCCAGACGCGTTAATAAACGCACAAGAAGCCCTTACAACCGCTAAAATACGCGCAGATAAAGTAGACAACTTTAAGCCCGCTCCTTTACAGCAGGAAGAGACTCCTGTACAAGTACCTCAACAACCTATTGAAACTCAAGAACTTCGTGACGAACAAGCGGTATCTTGGGCGGAAGAAAATTCTTGGTTTGGTGAAAAAACTCCCGACGGGTTAGAAATGACCGCGTTTGCATTGGGGTTAGACGCTAGACTTAAGGAAGAGGGGATAGACCCCCAATCAAATACTTACTACGAGAAGATTAATGCTCGTATGCGACAAGTATTCCCGGATCAATTTGACGAGGAACCGGAAAGCACTAAAAGAAAATCTAGCAATGTGGTTGCACCCGCTACGCGGAGCACGTCACCGAAGAAGGTGACACTTAACCAATCACAAGTTGCTATTGCAAAAAGACTTGGTATTTCACTGGAAGACTACGCCAAACAGGCTGCTGAATTAATGAGGAAACAATAATGGCTGCAAACAGACTAGATCGAGAAACTGAAACCCGCACGAAAACTGAGCGCAAAGCAGCATGGGTACGGCCTGAAACACTGCCAAACCCCGTTGCTGAAGAAGGTTACCAGTATCGTTGGGTCCGAGTGTCTATGATGGGTGTAGCCGATGCGGCTAATGTTTCCGCCAAAATGCGTGAAGGATGGGAGCCTGTACCAGCAACGGTACACCCCGAGATATTCTCTGATGCCGTGGACGACCCTCGGTTTAAGGACAATATTATTGTGGGTGGTCTAATGCTATGCAAGGCTCCTAACGAGATGATTGAGCAGCGAACTGCCTACTATAACAATCAGGCAGCTACGCAGATGCAATCTGTTGATAACAGTCTTATGCGTGAGAATGACCCTCGTATGCCCCTATTTAACGATAGGAAAACGAAGGTTACTTTCGGCAAAGGCTAACTTAAAAATTAGGAGTTACATATAATGGCTTATCCAACAGTCAACGCTCCCTACGGCTTTGAGCCAATTAACCGTATAGATGGTATGCCTTATGCAGGTGCCACTCGCCTTATTCCTATTGCGAGCACTTACAATACAGCTATCTATGCCGGTGATTTGGTTAAAATCGTAGCGGCAGGCACAATCGAGAAGTTTACTGGCACTACTACGGGTTCGCCCAGCGGTGTCTTTATGGGCGTTCAATACGTCAATTCACTGAGTCAGTTCACACCGGCTCAATACTACCCGGGCACTACCGTAACGGAAGCTTTTGCTATCGTAGTTGATGAT